GCTGGCCAGTGGCAGCGCATCGAGCGCACCAAACGGGCGATGCCCTATCTCACCTACACCATCGGACCGGCACGGGAGCACCGCGCCCTGCACCTGAGCTGGCGCGGCATCACCCTGCCGGTGGATGATCCCTGGTGGCAAACCCATATGCCGCCCAACGGCTGGGGCTGCCATTGCGGGGTGCGCCAGATCAGCAAGTTCGAATACGCCAAGCTGCAGGGCGATAGCGGCTTCAAGTTCGCCGCGCCAAACGATGGTACAAGCGAGTGGGTGAACAAGCGAGCCGGCGAAGCGGAGGTGCTGCCCAAGGGCATCGAGCCGGGGTGGGATTACAACCCGGGCAAGCGCCGCGAGCAGGCATTGCAAGCTGACCTGAAAGCCAAGGAGCAAACATTGCGCCAAACGCTCTCTAAGCCGCTGTGAGCGTTTTTGGCTACCAGCGCACGAACAATTACCCAGCTTTTGAATCTGAGTCGATTTAAATCGGTTTTAAAGATGGTGTGTGGTGGTGTTGAAGGTGCTGTTTTCGGCCTGCGCCACCATCCTCCCCATCACCCCGTTTCTAATTCCGGCGGTCAGCATTGCCCGATCACATTGGCAAGCTGACCCGCCATCTGTATCCTGTGATGACCGGTCATCACCGCGTTCACCCTCTCCTCCTCCCTGCCATCCCCCTCTGATTAGCGCGAAAAGCGTCATTACAGGCCGCCCCCCAATCCGGCCCATTATCGATTCGTCCAAACATTTGTTCACCCAACCAACCGCCACCCGGCAGGAGGTTGTTATGTGACGGAGCGATCATGAACCACCAACGTATCCATAAGGCCATCTGCTTTGACATGTCCCGCATGGTGGCAGAAGAGCAGGGAGTGTGGCTGCCGTTAATCCCGGCTGGTCAATTCTCTGGTCGAGATGGTCGTAGCTGGAATAACTCCAACCCAGATGGCGTGGTGGCTCAATTCGATATGAAGCTGCCATTCGACGTTGAACACGCCACCGAAACCCGCGAAGGAAACACTGAGGCGGTCGGCTGGATTGTCGAGCTGCAAAACCGCACAGGCGAAATCTGGGGCCGTGTGGAATGGAATGGTGCAGGTAGCGAATTGCTGGAAGAGAAGAAGTTCGGCTTCTATTCGCCCGCGTTCGATTACTTCAGTGATAGTCGCGAAGTCTTCGCGATGCTCAGCGCTGGCCTGACCAACAAGCCCAATCTCTATGTCCCCGCTCTCAACCACCAAGAGGATCACACTGTGAAACTGCCCCTTGTCCTGACCCAGCTGCTGGGCCTGGCTGAGGATGCCACTGCCGAACAGGCCGTGACAGCCATCAACGCCATGCAAGCGCAGCAACAGATTGCACTCAACGCCCAGCAGGACCCGACCAAGTTCGTCCCTGCTGCCACCCATCAGCTGGCCCTGAACCGCACTCAGGAGCTGGAATCCAAGCTGGCCGAGATTGAAAAGTCCAAGGTCGATGCGCTGGTCGATGCTGCCATTGCCGAGGGTAAGGTCGCTCCCGCTGACAAACCGATGTATGTCGGCCTCTGCAGTACCGAAGCAGGCCGCGAGCAGTTCACCGCATGGTGCAGCCGTGCTCCCGTGATCGCCGATTCCAGCAAAGTGAAGACCACCACCGAACAAACCACCGGTGCCCTGAGCGCTGACGAGCTGGCCCTGTGCCGCAAGATGGGCCAAAAGCCCGAAGAATTCCTGGCTGCCAAGCAAGCCATGAAAGCCAAACAAGGGGAGTAATCCATCATGGCATTTACCGAAGCGCAAATTCTGGAGGCGCTGACCGTCTCCATGTCAGCTGCCTACACTCGCGGGCTGGGTTATATCAACCCGCAGTGGAATCGCGTGGCCACACAGGTGCCGAGTGCTGGCAGTTCCAACTTCTATGGCTGGCTGAAAGATCTGCCTGCCATCAAGGAGTGGCTGACCACTCGTCAACTGGTCGAAGTCGGTAGCCATGGCTATCAGATCCTCAACAAGACCTTCGAATCTTCCATCGTCATCAAACGCGAAGACGTGGAAGACGACCAGATCGGCAAGTATTCGATCATCTCCGAAAACTTCGGTCGAGAAGCGGCCCTGTTCCCGGACAAGAACGTTTATGCCCTGCTGGCGGCTGGTTTCTCCACCCTTTGCTATGACGGTCAGAACTTCTTCGATACCGATCACCCGCTCGATACCACACCGGCTACCACCTTCTCCAACGTGGTTGGCGATCCGGCTACCGATCCAGGTCCGGCATGGTTCGTTATCGACGATATGCAGGTGGTCAAACCGATCGTGTTCCAGGAACGTCGCCCGTTCGACTTCCAGACCATGAACGCAACCAGCGAATATACCTGGTTCAACAACAAGTTCGCGGCGGGTGTTGACGGTCGTCATGGCTATGGCTTCGGCTTTCCGCAAACCGCAGTCGGCTCCAAAGCTGCGCTCGATGTAACAAACTTCGAAGCGGCCAAGACCAAGCTGGCCAGCATGAAGAAGTCCAATGGCACTCCCATCGGCACCATGGCCCGTTTGCTGGTCGTTGGCCCGAGCCTCGAATCGGATGCGCGCAAGCTGATCAAGCGCGAGTACCTCGATAACGGCGAGAGCAACATCTACTACAACAACGTCGAGATCGTGGTCAGCCCGTACCTTGTCTAATCGAATCAACCGCCCCGGCACTCCCGGGGCCTCTTTCAACCAGGCATGGGTGGAGCTTTAAAGCGTCGAAGCCCATGCCAAAGAGGATGCCGTGATGCCAACAGCCAAGAAATCGATCACTTCTGCCTGGACGCTGGTCTCTGCCGCTGCATCCGGCTTTATGGAAAATCAGGGGCCGCAGGGGATTAAGTTTCGCACCGCCTCTGCTACCCCGGCTGTCACTGATGATATGGGGCATCTACTGCCGCAGGGTGAGTTCAGGGGATGGTCACGGCAAACTGCCGAGAACATCTATGCCAGAACTATTGAAGGTGCCGCCACGCTGATTGTGACCGAGGGCTAAACCATGTTTTTCAGCGCCCCACCGATTATTCAGGCCGGACCTGCACCGCTGCCGACCGATGTGCTCCTGATGCGCGCCAGCTTTCTGGCGACCACCGGCACACTTAAGCAGACCCTGACCACCGACAACGTGGCGCAAACCGTGCTGTTCAATACCGCCAGCATGCCTGATGCCGATTTGACTGTGGATCTGGTGACCGGTGAAGTGACATCCGTTAAAGACTTTGCAGGCATGGCCAGCATCAGTTGCAGCATCCTGCGCGAAAACAGCGGCGGAACGACAACCCGCTGGGGCCTCTTTATCGAGGTGTTCAACTCCGCAACCAGCAGTTGGGACAAGATACCTGGATCACTTCGTCCGTTAACGCTGCCCACTGCCGACACCAACGTAGAGCGATTTGTTGATCTGACCTTCTCGGTCAGTCTGGCTGCAGGGCAGAAGTTCCGTTTCCGACACTTCACCAATCAGGCCAGCCGTCAGGTGTCATTGATTGCCCAGGCAGCCACCGCCACGCTGCCCAGCAGTGCAGCCGCTGTAATGAGTTTCTGGGGCATAAAGCCCTGATAAACCCTATTTAAAGGAGCATTGAGATGGCCCCGAAAAAGAAAGTTACCCCAACCGGTGACGACAAAAGCCAGCAGCTGGCAGCTGCAGCAGTGGATCAAAGTGCCGAGCTGGTTCAGGCGCAAGCCGAACCGTTGCAATCCGTAGCGCTGGAGCAAGCCGCCGAAGCGCAGGGTGTGGATCTGGTTGCCGAGCAGGCCGCCAAGCAAACCGAGATGATCGCCGCAGAAGAGGCGCGACAGGCACTGGCTGAGCCGGTGACCGAGCAGGAGATTAATCAGCTGGCGACGAATATCAACTTGAAGGCGCTGGGCATTGAGAAGGTACCGCAGCAGCAGGACAACGCCGACTGGCTGCTCGGCCAGTTCGACGTCAAGGCCAAGTCACCGGCCGGTTTCTGGCGCTGTGGCATCCAGTTCCTGCACTCCAGCGCGACCCGCGTCTTTGTGGTGACCGCAAAGGCGGATGTATCGCACGACCCCAGCTGCGAGATCTCGTGCTGCTACCTGACCGCCGAAGAGGCCAAGCGGGTGCATGGCGATCAGTGGCTGGTCTGTACCGACCTTGAAGTGACCGGGGCATAACCATGGCCATCTACGCGACGAAGCAGGATCTGGAAGACCGCGACGGCTCGATGCTCTACAACTTCGCGCTCGATCGCAGCACCGACACCCTGAACGATGTCTGGATTGATGAGGCACTGGCCACCGCCGATGACGAAATCAATGGCTACCTGAGTCGTCGCTTTGTGCTGCCGCTGCCG